GTGCATGCCTACATTCTGTATTGCAAGGATGCAACTGTCGATTGAACTCATGTCAAAATCTTCTTCAATTTCAAGCATTACTGTCGGTGTAGTTCCTCTGCCTATTTCGCTCATTTTATACCTCCGTTTCTTCGTCCCACTCTGCTTCGGCGGCGGGTAACAAAGCCTCGTATTCGTTTATCTGATTTCTCCACTCTGCTCTTTGTGTTCTTATCGGGGCAAATTCCTGTTCGGTCAAAGCACCCTCAAAAAACTTAATGGCCTTGTAGTCCGTTGCCTTTAAGTTCTGTTTGCATTGTGAGATTTCCCACATAAGTTCCTGATAATTCATAGTCACTCTCCTATACCCAACTGTATGTTCTGTTTCCGTTGCTATCGACAACTAACTGTAATGTGTATGTTCCTGAATTTCTTGGCGGATTGCCAATAACTTCTGTTATCTGCTCATTTGTCATAGCATAAGGCTTATAAACAGCATCATTATCACCTTTAAGTCTAATCATGGGTTTAAATATTTTTCCGTTTGCGTTCTGTCCTTCTTTAATATTGACAAGTAAATGGATTACGGCTTTATCAGTAAAATTATCATCTCCGTTGACAGTAAACTCTGCTCCACTTCCCGTGTCTCTTGCTAATTGTTCACTATCGCCATTTCGATATATAGAAGCAGTAATATAATACTTGCTTGAACTACCACCCGAAGGACAACCTGTTAATATGTATGTTCCATTCGGAAGAATCAACATATTCCTGCTTGGATATTCTCTTGAATGACAACCGAAAGAAGAATCTCCGCCTGTTGCTGTTCCATTCGGTTCAACACTTCCGTCTGCGTTTACTGTATAAGTAACACCAGCAGATACTCTGCCATTGTCACGGTAATAAGGATATGAGTTAAGGTTTTTAGCACCCAACTGACTTTGAATTTCGTTTGTGGATGCGTTTGCAATACCATCTTCCATGTGATTCATTTTTGTAGGTGTAACATAATCTGTTGTACCCCATGTGTACTTATCGTATGCGTCCATTATTCACACTCCTTTTCTTCATTAGACTGCTGTTCAAATTCGGCCTGTTCCTGTTGAATCTGTCTTGCAGCAACCTGATTTAATTCAAGCAAGATGTTATTGACTATCATCCTTTTTAATTCGATAGGCAAAGGTTCCTCAACTATGCTTTTAACCAATTTGTCTCTAAATAGTTTAATTCTTAAATTATCTCCCATACTAACTCCATTTCACATATCCCGAACTATCGAGTTTTAAAGTTTTATATACACCGTTTCCATCTTTAATTTGTAGCATATTTATTTGTGCTAATGATTGTACAAGCACATTATCAGAACCAAAATTAAAAAAACCAGCACCATCTGTTTCAAGTTTAGATGCGCTTATTGAACCGGCTTGTATTTTATTGGCTGTTATAGCATTTGTTGCTATCTTGCCACTTGAAATAGAACCAGCTGTTATCTGACTTCCGTTAATACTTTGTGCTGATAAATTCTGTGTAGTAATGGCTATCGCACTTAAACTATTAAACGAACCTTGTAAAGCACTAAAATCCGATGTGGTAGTATATCCCGCTATTGTTGCATTTCCACTTATAGTCAGGTTGCCTTTAAACTCCGCAGAACCATTGTTAAATAAAGCCCACCAATATTGGGATGTTGAACCAGACGCATAACAAACAACATTTCCATCGCTTTGTAATTTAATATTTCTATTTTCAATAGATGCGCTTGTTATACTCCATCCGCCTATACTACCGCTTGTGGCATTGACTTCGCCTGTAATCTTTAATCCTGATGAATTTAAAAGCATAATCTGTGAATTGTTTGCTTTCCATTCCATCTTGGAATCGGTCATTTGCCAAGAGAAAGAAGTCTGTCCTGATGGACTGCTTTTTGATACTTTAGCTGTGATGGCTGTGTTTAAATCTGTAATATCGCCCTCTAAACTGTCAATGTCGCTCTCTGCTGCATCAACTCTGCCGATAAGCAACAAAGCATTTGCGGAAGAATAATATCTGTTGTCAGATGTGGTCTTGTTATAGTAATTGCTTTGTATGTCCGCTTGTGTTTCATAGACTAATCCCAAACCATCAATAGTATCGTTTATCTCGCCTCTTGTGTATAATTCTGCTTTGGTATATAAATCGTCTTTATCATAATAGTGTGCCTCTAAATCTGCTCTTGTTTCATAGACTAATCCCAAACCATCAATAGTATCGTTTATCTCGCCTCTTGTGTATAATTCTGCTTTGGTATATAAATCGTCTTTATCATAATAGTGTGCCTCTAAATCTGCTCTTGTTTCATAGACTAATTCCAAACCATCAATAGTATCGTTTATCTCGCCTCTTGTGTATAATTCTGCTTTGGTATATAAATCGTCTTTATCATAATAGTGTGCCTCTAAATCTGCTCTTGTTTCATAGACTAATTCCAAACCATCAATAGTATCGTTTATCTCGCCTTTAGTATATACATCAGATTTTGTATATAATTGAGATTTTGGATATAATTGAGATTTTGGATATAATTGGTCTTTAGGATAATAATTTGCTTCAAGATGTGTCTGGGTTTCGTACACCGCAGACAGACCACTTATTGTCGCATCTATCTCTGCTTGTGCATAGACCTGACTTTTGGTGTAGTAATTATTCATTCCAGAAACGGTCTGATAATCCCTCATATCCTCTATGGTCTGGTATGTTTGGGATACTGCAAGAGTAATCTCGCCTGCGGACTGAGTTATTGCAGATTGAGTTTCTGTTGTAGTCCAATAGTTATCTCTTAAATCAAGACTCAATTCTGTATATTCGCTTGATAATTGTTCTGCTGTTATTTCCAATTCCGATACTCTTGCCATAATAAGAGTATATTCAGAATCAGTAATTTCTTTCCAAAACCAATTTCCTTCTTCAAGCACAAATTTATAACTTATATTTGTTAAGTTATTGATACAAATATCGTTTCTGTGTGACTTTTTATCCTTTTCGGAATAATAGAAATGAGGGAATTTATCTCCGTCCTCCCGCATATCTTTTGTATAAATTTCGTCTAACCGAATTGTACCGTTGCAAGGGATAGCCGTTGTAAAATCCCAATAAGGATAATTTCGAAGTGTAGGAACACCGTCTCTTGTGTAATACTGAATTTCTCCGTTCAGTTCTTCATGGATCTCGTCAATCTGAATTTGTATTCCTTCGGCTGTCTGTGTTATTTCTGACTGTAAACCCTCTGCAACATTTGTTATGGTCGAACGGGTTTCTTCTATACTTCTTTCAAGAACATTTGATTTACCTTTTAACTGACGAATATCATAATGAACGCCGTTTACTTCTTCTTTTCTGTATTCATCGCCTGTGGATTCTATACTGTCTGTAAGTGCCTGAATACCGCTTAAAGTTCTTTGCATTATAAACGTGTTATAGGCTGAATTATTTGCTCGTCTGATATTGACTTTATCTCCAACCTCTACACAAGGATTGCCAATACAAACAACCTTATGAGGTCTGTATGTTTTATTTCTGATCTGAGGAAGTAAATTATTGGCAATAGTTGTTAATTCTGTTGTGCCTTTTCCGTAGACAAGGAAATTATCCTCAATAACATAAGAGTTTGAGCCTGTTCCGACTATTACGCCTATGTCTCCTTCTTCCTGACGGATCTGTAATTTGGTAATCGAGTGGCAATAATAGTTTGCATAATCAACCGGCGGTCTATACATAGACGCATCTATTCTGTAAACAGATGATGTATCTGACGAAGCAAGTGTTATAAATCTAAATATGCCTTGTCTGTCAATATGACCGAATACACCGTTTATTTCGCATATAGCCTTTGCAATATCCGTACCAGAAATAACATCTGCGTCGATTGTTCTTTCAACCAACATAGCATCATTTACAAGCGTTGTTGTTTCATAAGCTATGCCTAAATGATTAAAGAAATAATCTCTGAAATTCTTTAAGGTCAAAGGGAATGTTAAAGAGTTATACCAATCGGCAACATTTGTATCGTGAATAACATACATTTTGTCGTATGCTACTATTTCTTTTTTGCTTCTGTCGGCAGTAAGCGTTTCGTCTGCTACAATATACTCGCCTAAAGAAAACGGATTATCTATATCGTGGTTTAAAATAACAGATACGCTTAAAGTTTTTCCAAAAAACGAATCTGTTGTATCAAAGGTTGTAAATGTTAATTTCGCAGCCTCGCAACTTCCGAAAACTAAATTATCTTCGGAACATAAAGACTCTGTAAGACTGATTTGTTCAGAATAAAGATCCGCGTTGGTTAATGAGATATCTTCCCCGACTATCGACCAATCTTTATGTATTGAGTTTTGTCTGAATAATGCTTCATCAACGTAGCTAATCATTTTAATATCCTATAAATGCTAATCTAATCTGTTCATAAACAACTTTGTCTGCGCCTGCGTAATACATAACGGGTTTTATGTCCGGCTCGTAAGCATTAACCTGAACATAATCGTCATATTCAGGAACATATAATGTTATAGGCGCTTTCTTTTCGGGAACATTTGTATATTGTGCCTTTATAGTCGACATGAAATTTCCAAACTCTGTATTAGTAAGCATCGGAACTGTTTCAAATTCTGCCTTATAACCTTTATGTTCTAATGCGTTTCTGTGCAATTCGCCGTTTCCATCTACTCCCGAATCTAAATCTGTGGTGGATTCATAAGCTGAATATGTTTCTGCTCTGATAATGGATAATGGAATTGTATATGTGCCTACTTTGATTAAATATCCTGCGTATGCCATAATTTACCTCATAAAAAAGAGAGGCCGCTTTGACCTCTCTTAATAAAATGCCGGCGTTCCGGTTCTGTTCATATAATCTTTTGCCGACGTTCTAACAGATTTGAATATTGCGTCGCTTGAAATTCCAAACTCTTTAGCAAGTATGCCCTGTAATAATTGATTCTGCTGCCTTAACAACTCGTTTTCTGATGCTGACGCGCTGTTTATAGCTGCTATAATACCTGTAATCTCATTATTTGACGCAACTGCCGTTTTGCCGTTCATGGTACCGACTAACTCAGGTCCCGCTTCATTCGCCCAGAATAATGAACCCATCTGCGGATAACCACCACTTGCAAATCTCGGTATAGAAACATGCGAAATATTGAAAAGTGTTTTGATATCTGATACCGCGCTCTTTGCATCAGCCAATTTGCTAAAGCCGTCTATTGCACCGTTAATGAACTTTTCTGCAAATTCTGATATATTGTTGAAAAATCCTTTGGCAAAGCCTAAAGCATCATCCCAAACCTTGCTAAAAGCATCTTTAATACCGCTTAAATATCCAAGCCAAGTATTATAATCAAACAAGGGTTTAACTTTATCGTTTATCCATTTGGGAATTGCATCGTTGAAAAACTTTTTGATTTCTTCCCATTTTTCTTTAGCACTCTTTAATATATTCTCAAACAATGGTTTAATATTGTTTTTATACCAAGAATCAAAGATTTTTGCCGAATCCTGCTTAAAGGTTTCAAATTTTTTCTTTAAGGTTTCAAGTTCTTCTCCGACTTTTTCCAATTTTTGAACAAACAGTTTGCTTAACGGATCCATTATTGAGTTTACAAATTCTTCAACCATCGGTAAGATTTCAACGTCTTGGAATAAGACTGCCGACCAAAAAGCCGTTTTATCATCGCCAAAGGTTGAATTGAAAAGATTTTCAATATTGGTTTTTATTCTCCGTATGCCGTCGGCCATTCCGCCTTCTTCGCTTATTTTTTCAAACAAGAGGCCCCAACCTGATGCTAACAGATAAAAGTATTTAAGTAAGAATTGGTCTGTTTCTTCGTATCGTTCAAATAAATCTTCGGCTTTAACAACGGGATCTTTTTCTGCCAATCCATTAAAAGCATTTCTCGCAGAATCAAGTACCACTTCAAAATATTCGTACCAATAACTTTCTCCCGTGTGTGGATCCGTGCCGAGTGCTTCATCCCATTGGTCGCTTAACCAATTACCAATTTTAAAACCGCCTATTGAAGCTATGGTTATTACACCAAGCGTTAAAGGTGTAAGTCCTAACTGTGTTGCTAACAAATTAGAAATAGCCGGAACTCCGTATATTACTGTACCTGCGCCAACTATAAGACCAATAGAATCAATCTCTAAATTATCGAAGAAGGTAAATAAATCTTCAAATATATTTTTCCATTTTATTTTTTTCGCAGCAGTCTTAAATGTTCTTTCAAGTCCATCTACCCATACATTGACAGTATGAGCAAGTTTACCGCCGTCAAATTCATCGAAGAATCCGTTAATTCCTTCGGCTATTGCGTTGCCTAAGTTTTCAAAGTCAAATTCTTCGCCAAACGAAAAGGCCAACTCAATGGCTGACATTATTCCGCCGCCTAAAGTCTTGCCGAACAAATAAAATGCTTCGGGATCTATAAGACCGTTTAAGAAGTCAGCAAAATTAGTACCAAAGACATTGACTTTTCTGTAAATTTCATCCCAATTTATTGAAGAAAGTCCGTCCTTGATTTTCTCTGCTATCTTTTTGCCAAACTCATTCCATGACGAAATCGCTGATTCGTAAACCTTTTCGGTTTCTTCCATCATGTCCCAGATGCTTTCAAGGTTTGCACCAAGGTCTGATGCGTCTGCACCGCCACTACCACCGCCTTTATTGGATGTAAGGTTATTTAATTCATCAATGCCCCTTAACTGCGTTTTTAACTTTTTAGCTGCGCCTGCTGCGTCGTCAAGTGCGTCTGCATAATCTTCCGTATCATCAATAAGCGCTGCACCGCCAAAGTCAATCTGTTTCCATCCTAAAAGTTTTCCGATGGCATTAAGGGCGTTCTGTGTTAAATCTACAAGGTTAAACAAGAAATGTTTAAATGCTAACAAAGCGGGACGTAATGTATTTATAAGCGCCTCGCCTATCATTCTCGCTATTTCCTGTAATAACTGTTTAACAGTCCTTAAAGAGTTTGCAAAAGTATCTTGTGTCTTTTGGAAGTCGCCCATAGCAATTCCGGCTCTTGACATTACATACTGATACCTTAACATTGTCTTTTCAGCCTGAGACATTTTCTCGATATTGGAATCGAGTCCCTGACTCATAGCCCACTCTTTAAGGGTTGCCTGTGTTAAATCAAGACCATATTTTCTTAAAGGACGCGTCATGCCCGTAAAGATAGCCTGCATATCCTTTGCAACATCTTCATAGTCTTGGTTATATAATGAAGCGATATCTGCCGTTAATTTTGTTAAGTTAATGGACATGTGAGCAACGCTGTTGCCTAAGTCCGTATATGCTCTTTTATTTCCAGACAATTTCTTTGTAATAAAGTCATTTGCCGCAACAATCTGTTCCGACGTAATACCCATGGTTTTACCCATGGCCTGGAAACGTGATGCAAACTCTGTGGCCGCAAGTCTCGCCAAACCAAAATCTTTAATGGCGGTTTCGGCAAAATCATTCATTACCTTTGAATTTTCGCCAAATACAACCGTTACTACGTTCTGTGCTTCGGTCATGGACGATGAATAATCCATCGCCTTACCTAATAACTTGGCTGCACGGATAAGCAAGAAGAAGTTTGCATATAATGTACCGGCTACGGCTGCAAGACTTGTAAAACTGTAACGCAAATTTAAAGCCTTAACATTTGTGTTATTTAACGCAGTTGCAAAATTGTTAAAGTTGTATTTTGCTGATTTAGCCTGTGTGCTTGCTTTCTGTGTTGCCGTACCGACCTGAGTTAAACCCTGAGCGACATTCTGCTTTGATAATTTAGTGCCTGTTGCCGATAATACAGTCAGAACATTAGACAAGTTTTTAATTTTTTCTGCATCAATGGAATTTACTGACCTTGAAATAAGTTTAAGACTCTTAGTGATATTTTCGGCACCCGCAACCTGTTTAGGATCGTTTAAGGCGCGATTAAGCCTATCTAAAGAGTTAATGATATCGTTAATCGCGTTGACTGCCGGTTTCGATGATGAAGTTATATTGACTGATAAAGAATCTATGTCTGGCATTTCTTATCTCCGTGAGTACGTTCAAAGTTTTGTTTCATAAGCTCTAAATTGCTGAATAATAAATCAATTTGAGCTTGTTTTTCTTCCTCTGTAAGAGGTTTCGTTTTTTCTTTATATTCTGCCAGAATGGGCTTGTCCCTATATTTAGCGGGTGCAGCCCCTTTACTTGCAAAAGCATTAGACATTACAACCGACATAGCTTCTAAAACATACTGTCCCATAAGCCATTGGTTCATGTCGTTAATTTCTTCTTTAAGTTTGTAGGCTTCGTCGTAAAGATGTAGGTCTACCAATGTTGTGTGGTAAATCTCTTTAAGCGGTACGCCTATTGCGATATAATGCGGTATTATTTCTTTTCGGATGAACTCTTGCCAGGTTTCGGTTCGCTGAGATTTTCGTTTATCTCCGTCGTCAACTGAGTCAATCCGATCAGGTCGAAAAAACTATCATCGGCCATAATTTCCATAAGTTCAGTCAAAACATCACGAAATGACTTCTTCTGTTCTCTTAAATAATCCGCAAGGACTTTTTTCGCATCCGATTTACTCTTAATGCTTCCGTCGCCTTCGGAACCATGATGTTCCAAAAGACCAGCATAAAATACAGTAAGAGTTTTCTGCGGTAAGTTCGATATTGTATCAACAAGTGTTTTTAATGCTGATTCGGTACGATTAAGGTTGTCCGAACCCTCTGCAATACCGATAAAAGTGTCCATAATGGACTTTGTACATTCGTCGTATAACGATGCTTCAATCGTAAATTCGATTGTGTACTCTTTATTGTTAATGGTTATTCTTTTCATATTTTTAATCTCCCTGAAAATATGATAAGAGGGAGAGTCAGCGCCGGCGCCAACTCGTCCCCCTTTTTCATTAAGATTCTGTAACTGTTACGTTACATGTTGCTGTATAGGTATATCCCTTATACGTTGTGGTTGCTGTGATAACACATTTACCAGGATCAACTGCTGTTACTGTGCCATTGTTTACGGTTGCCACGTTTCCATCTGAACTCGACCACGTTACGGTGCCTCCCGAAGGCCACGTTGTAGCTGTGAGTGCTTCTGTCTGACCGTCTACAATGGTCGTAGCGCTTTTATTGAGTGTGACTCCCTAAGCCGTAGGCTCAATCGCGGTGTCCTGACCGATGTATTCCTCAATCGTGAATGTAATCTCGATTGTCTGTAATGCGTTCTGTCCGAACTCAGGCATAGGAAGTTTCTGAGGGGGCTGTGCCACTACGAAAAATGCCTTTGAGTTGTTAGGCGACCATACTTCGAACCAAGTTCTAAATGTAGGTGTGTGCGCCTTGCCTGTGTTGTAATCAGAAATCATGGTTGTAAGCTGTGTTACAACTTCATCTGTGGTGTTGAATGTTACACTCCATGTACCGCCTGTGTCCTGACGACCTGCTACATATCTTGAAACTAAATCTTCAAGCGCTGATGCGTCGATCTGTTCAGCGTTAAGTGCAATACCGCCGATTGAATTACATCTTTCAAGCTGTGTGAAAGCTGCGGGTTTTGTTCCGGCTGCTGTTTCAACGGCATATCCAAATTTAACCCCAAGTGTACTGAGGCCTGCTACTGTTGCTGCCATAATCTTGTTTCCTCCTTAAAAAATTAAAAAAAGACCTTTTCGGTCTTAATTTACTATTTTGTCTCCGTTGCCTATCATTCTTCTGCAACGAATCGCGCCCCATGCTAACTTTCCCCTTGTCGTAACAATAGGAAGTTCGATAATGTCGAATTGAAGGCTTTTCATTTGATTTACCGCTTCTGCGATAATGTTTCTACAATCGTTTTCTGTTGTGTTAGTCCACACCTGAATTTCGATTGTTGCCAAAACCGCGTTAATTGATTCGTTAGTCAAATCTTGACCTTTTTCTATGGGTGTTAATTCGTGCAGATATAAGGTCGGGAATTTTGCGGGTTCGCCGTTTTCATTTTTAGTTGTGCAAATCAATTTAGGGTATTTCTTCTTCATCATGTATTCGATTTGGGTAAATACCTTATCTTGAATTTGTAAATACCATGTGTTATCCACCGAAAACCTCCCGCGCTATTAGTTCGATGTTGTTAATTATTTCCAAACTTGCCGTGTACATAGGCATTGTGGCTTGTGTACCATAAGAACGTACCGCGTCCCCGTATTCGTCTCTGTAATACCAAAAACCAGGCTCAGGTACATGTGTTTGCCCTGGGTAAGTTCCCGGACCTAAACCAAATTCCTTTGCTTTTGGATTTGGGCTTGTGGATCCGTTAAATTCATTACCGGCGCCAAACTCCCATGCTAAATGTGGATAGAATGTTCTTCCTTTAGCATCTACTTTCGGTTCGCTTGATATGGTTATTCTTCCGTTTACCACTTCGCCGCCATTATTAAAGACTATTGAGAACTGTGCGTCTCTTTTAGCATCGCCTTGACCTTTTGTGGCAAGTGTCATTAGTGCTGCGTTCACTCCTATATCAGCAAGACGTTTTACAAATAATTCGTTCTTTTCAATAAGAGAATCTCGATACTTCTCCAATTCTTGAATAGCTCTCTCTATTGATTCTGATTTTGATAAAGTAACGGTAATTATTCGATTTCGTCTCATACAACTGATACCATTAAGGCTTTATAAAAGTGTCTGCCTGTGTCTTGTATGCCTATTATTCTGTAATCTGCGCTGCTTTCGACTACGGGATTTGTCGGTTCTGAATCTTTCCAAATCAATGTATCAACAACGAAAGGAAATTCGCCTTTTTTGTACGTCATTTTGCATTTCATTCTCGGTTCAGTTCCGAACGCCTGTAATTCGTCAGCCGTAAGATCGCCCGTAATAGAGTTTTTAAACTCAACGGGTTCCGAATAGCTTTCGGGTGTCTCTCCTACTTTTCTTGCGACCTGTTCTCCGTCAGGCATTGTGTCATAAATTATGTTTCCTGATTCATCGGTTGCATAAATAGGTTGTCCGGCACTCGGTAACGAATAATACATTTTCTGTTTTACACGTCTGGGTGT